TCCTGATTTACTCTTACGCGCCCGTTCCCACGGGCTTGTTTGACACGGGGCGGCCTACATGGCCGACTCCTATAAAATAGACCAGCTTCAAGACCTCTCCGGGGTCAAGCGGTATCTGAGGCGGAAGTTCAGCGCAGAGGAGCTTGATGCCTTGGCAGACGAGGCATTTGGGAAGATCGACGAGAGCGTCGTCATCTCGTCCTATGGTCAGGGCGGCGGCGTGACGGGACAGATGAGCGTCCCTGCGAATCTCCTTCTCGCCGCCATCGAGGCGATCATCGCGGAAGGCCCCAGTGGCCGTCAGCTTGGCACCTCTCCCGACTTCAGCGCAGTGCGTTGGTCAGTTTGATTTCCGATTGAATCCCTGCAAGCCCCCTCTCCGGCCAATGGACGTGAAGGAGCCCAGGCACCAGCCCCTGACTGGTGAAGGCCACGGGACGCCGTGGATCAGGGAACCATTTTAGCAGTCCAATGTTCCAAGGCTGGCGAGAAGGTCTCCAAAACCATCTGGCTTGGTTCGATTCCAAGGGGCTGTGCCATTTGATTTCTGTTTGATTTTGGGACGGCACTCGCCTCCCGGCGAGCGGTGCCGCCCTCCGGGTCACGCTTTCGCGTGATCTTACGCGCCGGTTCCCACCGGCTTGTTTGACAGGGCGTGTTTGAAATGCCTAAGAAATCAAATCTTTCAACCCGTGGTGGTGCGCGACCCGGAGCGGGTCGTCCTAAGAAGGCAACCAACTTCTCCTCTGCCGACGGCATCGCATCGCCGCAGCGGATGTGGATCTATACGCCGACGCTTGACGCGAGCAAGTCTCTCACCCCTTCAGCCCGGATCGAGCAGACCAAGAAGTCGTTTTTCCTGTATGAGAATATCGGCCTAGCCGCCCGTGCGGTGGACGGCGTTGCCAAGTTTGTCGGGCCTCTCATTCCGCAGGCCAAGACCGCCGATGAGAACTGGAACCGCATGGCAGAGCGGGCTTTCGAGGATGCCTGTGGCAATTCCGCTTTCGGAGTGGATGTCTCCAAGCAAGTCAACTTCTACGACGCACAGGAAATCTTGGTGAAGCAGATGGCCCTCGCTGGCGATTGCTTCTGGCAGAAGCAGACCAGCAACTCTGGCCGCGCCATGTTCCGTATCGTGCCGGGCGAGAATGTCGGATCGGCCCATGGGGATGTGAAGGACGGGTGGGTGGACGGCGTGAAGGTCAGCAAGCTGGGTGCGCCGACCCGCTACCGCGTTCTGAAGGCTCCCGGCAACTATGCCGAGTATAACGAGCTCTCTGCCGACGACCTCACCCGCGTCGGGAAGGTTGACCGCATCGGTCAGGTGAGATCCCGCCCGTGGCTCCACCGCGCCGCCGATCACCTCCAAGACATCACCGAGATTTTGGGCTACGAAAAGATGAGCGCGAAGCTCGGCTCCTCGCTGGCCTTCGTCATCACCTCGCCCGAGGCCGGGCAGATCGGCCTTGGCTCCTCACTTCAGAAGGTGCAGGCCGCAGGCGGCAGCATCACCAAGGACATTCTCACCGAGGGTTCCATCATCCCGCAGTTGAAGCCGGGAGAGCGCATCGAAAGTTTCAACAACGCCCACCCCTCCGCGAACCTCGACACCTTTCTGAAGTATCTCCGACGCGACATCGCGCATGGGTTCAACATGCCTGCCTCGGTGCTATTCGATCCCGAGGAGGCCGGGGGCGCGACCATGCGTTTCGCCATGGAGGATGCCGCCAAGACCATTTCACGGATTCAGGAGATCATCATCCAGTCATTCGTTGCTCCGTTCTGGAGGTTCTGGATCTGGCAGGAGATCGAGGCCGGACGCTTGCCCATGCCGAACGATGGGACTGATTGGTGGCGCATGGAGGCTACGGCCCCCATGAAAGTGAGTGTCGATATAGGCAGAGACGGTCGCCTCTACAGCGACATGCTGCTCCGTGGTCAGATCTCCCCGCAGGACTACTACAACATGCAGGGGAAGGATCACGACAAGGTGCTGGATGACACCATCCGCGCAGCCGTTCGGCGCAAGAAGCGGGTTGCCGAGATCGCCGCCGAGGAAGGCGTCGAGATCAGCGTTCAGGAAGTCTTCCCTCCTGCGCCCGGTTCACCCGTTCCACCTCCGGCACCAGACCCGGTGACTGACCCCGCCGTTTGACACTCCGCATTTCCTCAATATGCAGAAGCTGACTTTCTTCGCCGCCGCCACTGGCTCACGGGTAGACCGTGAAGCTGGCGTCCTTCGCGGCGTCTCGGTCATCACCGAGGGAGAGGCCAAGGGCCACGGCATGATCGTGGACGGCGTGACGCTCGAGCAAGTCAAGGCTTGTGCCGAGACCTACGTCGACGGCCTCCGGGTTAAGATGGATCACTACACGGGAATCGACGCCATGGTCGGAGTCCTCCGTGACTTCCAGATCGACGGCCTCCAGCTCCGCGCCGATCTGCACCTGATTAAGAGCCACGACGATTTCGAGAAGATCCTCGAGATGGCCGAGACCATGCCTGGCTCTTTTGGTCTTTCCATCTCCTTCTCGGGAGAAAGTGAGGATGTCGAGGTTCCCTCCGATGACAGCGAAGAGGTTGATCCGAACAGCGGCGAACTCCCCGAGGGTGGCGTCGAGATCGTCCGTGCCGCCCGGTGCATGGAGATCTACTCCGCAGACATCGTGGATCAGCCAGCGGCGAATCCATCCGGCCTTTTTCAAGCTATGCCAGAAGACATCAAACCCGAAGAGGTTCCCCCTGTCGCTCCCGTCGAGGAAGTGAAGGTCGAGGAAGTCACCGCCGAACTCGAAGTGAAAGGCCCCGAGGGGACTCAGAACCTCCCCGAGGAAGCCGCCCCTGCCGAGGCCCCTGTCGAGAAGGTCGAGGAAGTGAAGTCCGAGCCGGTCGCAGAGGAGAAGGTCGAGGAAGTCGTCGCCGCCCCTGCTCCCGTGGAAGACCTCCCCGAGGAAAAGCTCTCGAGCAAGCTCTCTGATGTCGTTCTCAATTTCGAGAACACCAAGGCCGAGGTCATCAACCTCCGCGCCGATATCGAGACCGCCCATCGCAACCTCTCCGCGCTGAAGGCTGAAGTCGAGAAGCGTGATCTCACCATCGCCAAGCTTGAGGAGATCAAGCGCACTGCACTCCGGGCAGTCGGCCTCCTCCCCTCCGATGTGGAGCTTGAGATCGACGCACAGGCCGCCCCCTTCAATCCCGTCGAGGCTTATGCCGCCGCCGTCGAGGCAGGCGACAAGAAGGAGGCACAGCGCATCTACGCCGAGCACAAGAGCGCCATCTTCGCGGCCCTCGCCGTCCGCAAATAATTTCCAAGAGCAATCCAGCTTCAGGAAAGCCAAGCACCCCAACCCAACCCCAACCCAACCCACTACCATGCCCAACAGCATCGATGCAGGACTGGTGGCCAATGCCATCAGCGATCGCGCTCAGAAAACCTTGGCTAACCGCCTCGCTCCTCTGAGCCTCTTCTCCACCGACTTCTCTGACGCCGTCAAGAAGGCCAGGGAGACCGTCAGCGTCCGTCTCGTCACGGCCGGATCCACCACCCAGAAAAACCCGACCACATTCAACTCCATCGGTGGCAGCACCGTGGGGAAAACTGAGGTCGCACTTGACCACATTTACCAGCCTTTCGGCGTGGAGCTTTCCGACCTCCAGAACGGTCACAAGCTCGAGGACCTCATCGACACCAACCTCGATGCGCTAGCTGACGAGATCTGGAAGACCGTGACCGCCCCGATCACCGTCGCCAACTTCGGCGCGGCGGTCCTTACTCCGGCCACGACCACGACCAAGCTCGCCGACGGCGATCTCGCCAAGCTCTGGGCATCGGTCAGCAAGAGCACCCGCAAGGGTCTGGTGGTCTCCTCGACCATCTACTCCAACCTCATCCCGACCAGCACCACCTCGCTCAAGCTTGAGGCCGGTTCCTACGGCTTCGACCAGGGCATCTACTATGCCAATCAGTTCGCAGGTCAGACCCGCCTGGTCGGATTTGCCTGCGACCGCTCTGCGGTTGGTATCGCCGCCGCATCGCCGACCCTGGACCACATCCGGGGCCAGATGCTCGTCAGCGACGTGGTGATGCTCGAGCAGCTCGGACTGAACGTTTACTACAACGTTTGGGCCGATCCAGTCAGCCGCGCCCTCATCGCGAGTGCCGAGCTCATGCTTGGTGCCGCCAAGGGCATCACTTCCGGAACGATGGGCCTCATCGTCGCCGCCGCCTAAGTCTCCCACTAGGACTAGGCAAACCAAGCAAGGCCGTCCCTCGTGCGTGGGGGACGGCCTTCTGCTTTTTGTGGAGAAAGGTGGATAGACTGAAGACTGAAGGCTGAAGGCTGTTTTGACACCTACGATCTGGTGTGAAGCGCAGCAACATCCTCCGGGCATCCCGCAAGCGCATCGGCTACGTCTCCGACACGACTGGAACACGGATCTCCATTGCCGGGGGCAAGCCCTTCTTTGCCTCGGTCAGCTTCCCCTCGATCTCTGACAGCTTGGAAACTGGCGGGTTCAACATCGCCACCTCCCTGACCGCAGTCTGGCCTATTGGCCGCGCGGCGAAGCCCGTCAAGGGTGCCGTCCTGAAGCTCGAGGATGAGAACGTCACATTCAGGATCGAACATTCCGTCAGCAACATCGGCGACCCGGTGAATCCGTCGATCACCGTCCAGGCACTCCGTGACTAATCACATGAATCCCCTAGCCATCGAATCCGCTTTTAAGACGGCCCTCGCCGTCTCCTTCCCGACGGCTGTGATCCATACCGGGACAAGCTACGAAGAGATCCCCCCGGAGACTGTCACCCTTGTCATCTCGGTTGAGAATCTGTCCACCGTCGGCCTCGGACTCTACACCGCGACGGCCATGATCCGGCTGATGTCCCCGGCATTGCTTGGTGCTGAATCCTACGATGACTTCTCAGACGCACTCGATGATCTGAAGAACGTGACCACGCAGGCATCTCTCCTGACCAAGTGGCCGACTAACGACGCCCCGAATCTCTGCGGTGCGTGGCTTTCAAGCATTTCGACCAGCAACAGCGGCAACGCATGGCAGGCCGATCTCACCATGACCCTCGGCGTCATGGACTGAACAACCCATTTGACACCTCGCAACTCTTAACTCCCAACCCACCTTACTATGGCAACCCTCCTCGGCACTTCTACTGGCACAACCTTCGGCTGCACCGCCGAAACTGGCATCCTCATCAACTCCTTTTCCATCAACGCGACTTCCGACAAGGCTGAAGTCCGCGACGCCGACGGCGACGTGGTGCTGGTCAGCTACTACAACGAGCGCGCCGAGGTCTCGGTCGCTGGCACCGTTGCCGGGACGACAGGGGTGACCGCCGCAGTCGTTGGCGCGGCCCTGACCCTTGCGAACATCGAGAGCGTCGGCGGAGTCAGCACCGGAGTGGTCGCAGTCAACAGCGTCTCGGTCTCCAAGAAGCCCGATGGCTTCAAGGACATCAACATCAGCGCGACCCGTTACAAGAACATCACCGCCGGGGCCTAATCTCCTCCACCCACAGCCTCGCCCCCCGGCTAAGTAGGGGGGCACCCTTAATAACATGAATACACCCGATGACTCCAATCAAGGCAGTTGGTTCTCCACGACTGACCTGAAGCTCGCCGTCTCCCTTCATGCGGCAGGCTTCCCGTTCAAGCAGGACGGGGAATGCACACGGATCGTCCGCGATGGCGGCGAGAGCTTCACCTGGCACTTTGAGCCTGTGAATCGCGAGGGAGGCAAGATCGCCGACTTCATGCGCGCATGGGAGAATCCCGAGGCCGAGGGCATCGAGCGACCCGAGCCGATGGTCTGCTTCCTGCTGGCGCGGGAGGCCATGTTCACCCGGACGCATGTCATCAGCGAGAGTCACAAGGTTCCCCAGCACATGCTGCTCCAGCGCGGCGACAAGCGGTTGCTTGTCACCCCGCGCCTTGGCCGCACCGAGCGCGAATCCCTCGCCAAGATGGCCTCCTAGTTTCACCTCTAAACACCTAGCACCATGGACAACGACCTAACCCCTGACCCGAACGAGATCGACACCACCGAGCGCAATCGAGACCTCGACCGCGACATCCTGCGCCCCGGCATCGAGATCGCTGGGCTGAAGCTTCGCCACTTCTCGGCAGGCGACCTTGCCGTCCTGATGGATGCCGGGGTCGGCCTTGTCTTTGGACGCACCGACTCCATTGCCATGGATGTCGGCTCGATTCTCTTTGCTCAGTCCACCCCGAGGGAAGAGGTTCGCCGCCTGAGTGCCGACAAGGATGCGTTCCGCGCTAGGGTCTTTGCATTCTTGGACGAATACGAGCCGGGAGTCTTCACCGAGGCCACTCCCCGGATCATGGAGCTGGTGGAGCACATGGGCAAGGGTCGCGCCGCGCAGAAGGGAACTGCTGGGACATCGGGTGCGGCGGGGTCAAAAAAAAATGGTCACCGGGGTGGTTGATCGGATACGTCGGGACGCTGGCCGCGCGCACCTCATGGTCGCATGACTTCATCCTGTGGGAACTTCCCTTTAGCGAGGGCCTGCGCCTGATCGACTACTACGCATGGATTGGTAGCCAGCCGAGAGACGGCATTGATTTCCGCTGGGCAGACGACGTTTGGGATGTGGCTAGTGAATTGACAGGGGGTTGAAAGAGGTATGGCCACGCCAAAAGTTCAGATTGATAACCAGAAGCTCATGAAGAAGATGTCTCTCTATCAGGAGGTCACGGGGAAACAGGTCGCGGCCACGATGAGGAGAGGTGCGCGGCTCTTGGCAGTAAATTTGTCCTATTCTACCCCTCCATTTGGGAAGAATTCAGAGGCTCAGAAGCAGGGAGAGATTGCCGTTCAGAATGACATCCTCCGGGCCTACATGCCCGCCGCGCCGATTGCCACGAAGCACCCTCGAGAAAAACAATCGCTACGTGATGTCGTGAAGAGGGTAGTTGTTCGGGATTTCAAGCTACGAGATGCCATTCTCGCTGCCATCGACATGGGCAACCGTATGCCCAACAAAAGGACGCCACAGAAACGGATCACCAAGAAGTCTCGCACCCTTGGCATTGCGGATCTGCGAGTGCTTCTGCAACAAGCCGAGGGATTCAGAAAACTGAAGGTTGACGAGACCGTTGACACATCCATCCACAAGCAGACCCGGAACAACTACGGCAGGGTCAGGAAAGGGTGGAAGACAAGAAACGTCGTCTACAAGTCCAAGGATCTGGAGAAATACATCAAGGAGAAGCAGAAGCTGGTCGGGCTTACCAAGGCCGCCTGGGCGTTATGCGCCATACAGGTGAAGGCCGATGTCCAGAATGCCCTTCGAGGCATCCCGTTGTGGGTGAAGCGGCATGTGGACCGGGTTGCGGCATCCGTGATCGACAAGGCCGATGCCAGTTCCCCTGACATCAAGCTAGTCAGCAAACTGCCATGGGCTTCCAAGGCCCTACGGAAGAATGAACACGCCGAGGCCATCAGGATCAGCAGGCAGAAGTTTTTCAACTCGATGAAAAAAGAGATCCGCGAGGCGATCAAGCAGCAGAAAGTCGTGGCGAGCATGGGTGATTTGGATGATCCCGGCCTTTGACATAGGTGTCTCGGTATGGCAGACGTAACCGTATCACTCGCAACTTCGGGCAAGGATCAGGTCGTCGGCGACCTGAAGTCCGTCGAGAACGCAGGCCGGAAGATGGGCGAGACCTTCGGCTCCATCGCAGGGAAGCTCGCCGGGCTGGCCGCTGGGTATGTCACCATCTCGACTGTCGTTGGTGCGTTCAATAAAGCAATGGACAAGGGAGGCCAGCTTGCCGACTTCTCAGAGCAGACAGGCATTGCCGTGGGCAAGCTGGTGATCCTTGGTCGAGCCTTTGAGAACAACGGCATACAAGCCGAGGATCTTGGGAAGATGGTAAACAAGATGCAGAAGTTCTTACAGGCGACTGGTGAGGAAGGTTCCAAGTCAGCCGAGAAACTTGCGAAGCTTGGCATCAAGTTTTCCGATCTGAAGGCCATGACACCTGACCAACAGTTTGAGACGATTGCCAAGGCGATTGCCGCAATTAAAGATCCCGGAGAAAAGGCCGCCACGGCCATGGATATCTTCGGCAAGTCAGGCGGGAAACTGTTAACATTATTTAACGATTTCGACGGAAGCCTATCACAAGCCAAGGGGGAGGTTGGAGGGTTTGCATCTATCATGGAGAAGCATGCTAAATCTTTTGACTACCTTGGCGACGGCATTAAGGCCATCGGCGAGAAGCTGATGGAGTTCGCGGCTGGGGCCTTGGTGAATTTCCAAGCCCCGCTGAAAGTATTCGTCGACATGATCAAGAACTTCGATGCTGCCGGATTCGGCGAGAAGATCACCAAGGACATCTCCGGCCCTCTTGAGGCCATCGCCGACAGCCTCGTTGACGGGAACTTTAAGCAGGCCCTCAATATGGCCTATGAGCTGATCTTGGTGGGGGCGATGAAGATAGGCAATGAGGTGGTGAAAATCCTTCAGACCGCGTTCACTGTGGTGGCGAAGTTTGCCGAGGGGACGTTCTCATCGGACGGCCCTCTCCTTGTTTCGATCTTCAACGGGTTCTTGGATGCAGGAAAGTTCATTGGCGATGTATTCAAGGCCGCTTTCATGGAAGCAGGCTCTGCCGCTCATGCCTGGCTAAATATCGCGCTGGCAGCGATGAGGATGGATCTGCCCGGAGTGATTGCAGGATTTGCAGAACTCAAGGAAGTTCACCATCAGTTTGGCGAGACCTCCAAGAAGACTGCAAAGACATGGGGCGAGATCGCCTCGAACGCCATGGATGCAGGCAAGGAAGTCTACAACACCGCCGGCGGCTTCTTCGACGTGGCCGCTCAGCAGGGGAAAGTGCAGACCATGAGCGAGAAGATCGTCGCTGATCACAAGGCCCTCTCCGGGTTGACTGACGAGATCGGAGACAATCTGGAGGAGTGGATGTATCCAGAGGCACCAGAATGGTGGGAGCAGGGGCCTCCTACAGACCTGTTCACCGACATGATGGCCCCTGACTGGTGGAATGAAAATCAGCTTACCAATCAAGATTGGAATCAAAATCCGATTACCAACCAAGGCGGTTCCCCGAATCTCTTTTCCGACATGATGGCCCCCGATTGGTGGAATCAAAACCAGCTGACTAATCAAGAGTGGAATCAAAATCCGATTACCAATCAAGGGGGCGGCGGCGGCTCTGGCGGCGGTTCCGGTGGTGGATCTGGCAGTGGCGGCGGTGGAAAATCCGACATCTCCTCAACGCTCAAAGAGATCCTGAAATGCCTGAAGGGTGACATCGCCCCGGCACTGCCGATTCAGGTGATGAGCTAACCTAAAGAAAACACTATGGCAACCTTTCACGGCCCCACGACCGAACTGATCCTCCTCTCTGAGGATTCACTCAGCATCCAGCCCTCGAGGCTGGCCATCCTTCAGCGCACCTACGCCTGCGCCGCTGGGTATGTCTCCACGGCTCGAGGTGTGCTAGTCCCCGGCCATGTGCCTAGCGGCTATGCAAACATGAGCCTCTTTTCCAAGCCGACCGAGAGTTCCATGGACGGCGGCATCACCAAGTTCGCCTGCAACTACTACGGCGTGATGGCATCGGGCGATTACAACACGCCGCAGATCACGCGCGGCAGCGAGGTCAGATCATTCACCATTACCGGCACCCCGGCCATCTCGGGAAAATACATCGCGCCGACCTACAGCCAGAGATTCGTGCGCTCCTCCTCGGCGGCATTCACTCTTACCATGCCCTCTCTCTCCACGGTCAAGCCCTCCGGGCTGCTCATCTTCAATGTCACGGGCGGAACGGCCACCGAGTCGAGCCTCGGGACGATCAGTGTGACCGTTCAGAACGTCTCGGAAGTGGACTACGGATCGGTGACCGAAGTCACCGCCACCTTCTCGATCTCCACGATCTACGGCTAGTCCCGAGGCCATGCCCAACCCCTCGCTCATCAAGTTCCGCGACTACCTGACGGCGCGACCGCCGAAGGGAAGCTCCTCGCCTCCCAGGACAATCAAGGCCGACGACCTCGACGGGAACTTCAAGAGATGCACTGTCAATAAGTCTCAGATTGGCGCGGCATTCTCTACTGGGGCAGTCTATGACGTGCTCTACACCGCCGAAGGGACCGAGTTGATTTTCGCCCCTAATGGAAGGTATGCCTACTGGAGGGAAATCGACATCTGCGTTGGCGGGGTGGCTAAGAAGATGATGGTGCTGGGTACGGAGCCTTACTGACCGAGCCGTGGCGACTTTTATCAAGTCAACCTGTAGCGATTGCACCGATTCGGTGTGTCCGCCCTCGACTCGTTTTGCTGTCTATAAGGTTGGAGGACTTGGCTTTGGGTCTCTAGGAACTACGTGCATAGGCTGTGATCCTGTGTTTATCGGATACCTCACTGCACCAACGGGAGCAGGGTCTTCGCTTACTGTGACTTGTGGGCCAGTAAATACATATAACAGCGTGGAGGTGGCTGGAGTAAATTCAAGCGGAGTTGTCGTTTCGTATAAAAACGCACGTTCTCATACCATTGATATAAGCTACGCAGATTGCGTTAATGGGGTTTTCTCCACAGTATTTGTTGGTTGTCCATATTACAGTTATACCTATCCATCCTTTGCGTGATGATAGCCATGCCGCATTGCCAACACGCTTCTCAGGTTGTTGAGAGAGGCCCGATCTTTTGTTCGCTAGGGTTTTACGAATCTCATCCTCAGGCAAGGGATTGCAGCCGTTGTCTCTTTGAAAGACACACCAAGACAGATGCTACTCCACCAACAGAGCACTCCCTACTCCACAAGGCTTCTCTCCTAGCCCATAGCATAGCACCTTGGGCCATTAACGGCTTCAAGCTAGTTGACGAAGCGACCTTGGCAAGCCGACTCGACACCTGCAAAGGTTGCGAGTTTTGGGACGCTTCCGGTTTCGTCGGCACGGGCCGCTGTCAGAAGTGCGGCTGTAGCACACAGGCGAAGCTCCGCATGGCGACAAGCAAATGCCCCGAGGGGAAGTGGTGAGAAAACAGGCTGAAGGCTGAAGGCTGAAGACTGTTAGGTCAGAGGTTTGACACTAGGGCCTCCGTATGGGTTCCCGCCTTCAGCCTTCAGCCTTCAGCCTAATCCCCTAATCTCATGGCCGCCGCGACGTTTGACCTGACTTCCGATAACCGCATCATGCAGGGTGCCGACTTCTCCTACGGCGTGAAGCTCTGGAATCGCTCTGTCACTCCGAAGGTCGCCCTCTCGCTGGTCGGTGCCACGCTCAAGAGCCAGATCCGCAAGAAGAGTGGGGCACCTGTCCTGGCTGAGTTCACCGTGACGATCACCAATGCGGCGAATGGTCAGGCGACCCTTGCACTTCCTGCATCGGTGACCGCAACCCTCCCCGGCACGAGTTCCGAGGCATTCCTCCAGCATGACCTCCTGCTCACCCGCGCCGACGGCACGAGGATCGTCCTCCATCAGGGACTCGTCGAAGTGGACGACCGCATCACCATCCCTGCTTGATTCCTACCTTCAGTCTTCAGCCTTCAGCCTAATCCCCTTCCCCCATGTCCGCCGAAATCGAGATCGAAATCGTAACCGCCCCCGCCGTCCTCGAGGTGGAGTTGACCACGGGCGCACCGGGCCTCCAAGGTGCTACGGGTGCGACGGGTGCCACGGGGGCGACGGGAGCAACCGGAGCAACAGGCCCCCAAGGGCCGCAAGGTCCCCAAGGAGCCACCGGCCCCCAAGGCCCCCAAGGATTGAAGGGCGACACGGGGGATACCGGACCGCAGGGGCCTGCTGGAGCCACTGGTGCAACAGGCCCCCAAGGGCCAGCAGGAGCTGATGGAGCCTCCACCTGGGAGGCGATTAGCGGCAAGCCGACGACCTTCGCCCCATCCGCGCACACGCATACGGTTTCAGCGATCACCGACTTCCCGACAATCCCAGCCGCCCAAGTCAACTCCGACTGGAACGCGACCAGCGGCCTCGCGCAGATCCTCAACAAGCCCGATCTCGCTAATCTCCCGAACCAGCCCGTCAACGACACCTCATCCCCCTTCTTTGAGGATCTCTTCATTGCTGGCACATACTACGCCGGAACATCTGTAGAGTTGAATGCAACGGGCTTGTTGCTTGAATCAACGGGTATCGGCGGGCTGAACGATATCCAGCGTAGAAACAGGATCATGCGCGATGGGCAGGATCTTTATTTTGGAAATGCAGCTGGATCTTCTTGGAACAAACTTGCGTTTGCTTCACTCAACAACTCCTTCACCGCAGGCCAGACGATCACGGCGGCGGCTAACACGAGTGCCCTGACGGCTTCCTATAGCGTCACGGGAGCGAACACCACCCCGCTTCTCGATCTCAGCGGAACTTGGAACATCACGGGTGCTGCCAACGGAATCAGGCTCAACATCACCGACACGGCGAGTGCTTCTACGAGTCGCCTCCTCGATTTGCAGGTTGGAGGTACGAGTCGGTTTACCGTTCTGAAATCGGGACAGTTTAGCACTCCGAGTGACCTATACACTAACTCCGTAGCTCTTACAGCAGGGGTGAGGATTGCCTTAAATTCCACTCTTGGGTTTACGTTGTCGAGCAATCCGGCAGTCAATCCCGATACCATTCTCGCCCGAGACGCAGCCAACACGCTTGCCCTGCGCAATGGCACGAATGCCCAGACATTCCGTCTCTACGGCACTTTCACCGATGCCAGCAACGGGCGCCGACTCGACATTACAAGCACCACAGGCGGCATCTTTACCCTGACCGCAACAGGCAACGGTACGGGAGCAAGTGGCAATATCCTCAAGCTCACCGCCCCCGTCCTCATTCCCGCCGCCTCGGTGACTCTGGCGACGAATGGCGATCTCGCCTTTGAAGCGACATCGAACACCTCCCTCACCATCCGCTATCGCGGCACAGACGGAACGACCCGCTCTGCCTCCCTGACCCTCTCATAATCTATGAACAACATGACACCCGCCCAAGCCCTGCAACTGATTAGTGAAGCTCTTGAGCCACGCAACCTAAACCAAATTTCGCGAAGCGGCTTCTGCTCCATCCAAACCGCAATCGAAGTCCTCGCCTCCGCGATCAAGCCAAATGCCGAGTCGAGCGTCGAGGGTCGAGAGTCGAGCGCAGAAACCCCAACTCCCAGCTCCTAGATCCCAGCTACCACTCACCCCATCGCCTTCATCCCCTTCATCCCTGTGAATCTTACCATCGACCCCTCCAAACTCAGCGGCCTCAACGCCATCGTCGCCCGACTCAACTCCGTCGAGGGTGCAGAGCAGACCACGCCCGAAGCCTACCTCCTCGCTCGTGTGAACGAGATACTGGACAGCTACACCCAGCAGGAAGTGGATCGTGTGAAGGCCGAGAACGCCGCTTTCTTTGAACTTGCCGCAACGCTCCCCAGCGACAAGCAGGAGCAACTCAAGGCACTTGTCCAGCAACTCGCTGGCTCATAGTCATGAGCGAAGTGGCCCGATACTTCGACCTGGCACTCAAGGTCGCCACGACCGCCGCCCTGCTAGGAGTCGCCCTGCTCGGGACGAAGTTCGTGACCAAGGAGGAGTTCACGGCGGCCAATACCCGGATCGAGAAGATCGAGGCCGTCCTGATCCGCATGGAGGCCAATGCAGAGACAGACAAGCGGCACGACATCCTCCTCGCCGACCACGAGGCCCGGCTGCGGACGCTGGAGAAACGCTAAGCAGAGTTTCACGCGAAGGTCGCAAAGGCCGCAAAGGTTTTGACATGAGGTTCTTGGCAGTAGACATGGGGGGCTTCCCGCAGACCAGCTATCTCACCCCATGTGTTCTTTCAAAGGTTCCATCTGATTGACAAAAGCCCACGGGCTTTCTCGAAAGAGTAGGTTGGATGGTCGGGGTGGCCTAACCACTAGTGCCTCTGGCGCACGAATTCTGCTCGAAAAGAGTAGCCAGAACATTTTCTCGTGGGGATCTTCGGTGAACCACTGCGGAACTGGTAAGCAATCCTTACAAGTTCCAGCTTAATCGGGCGGGGCATCGAGGGGCGAAACTGGCGGGTAGCTTTGTGCTGGCCTAGTCGGGAGTAGTAGCGACCTGGACCCTGTCCGACCACCTTTTCTGGATAGGCTATTAGACTGAAGGCTGAAGGCTGAAGGTCAGACGGGAAAACAACATCCTTTTTCCGTTCCCTTCCTGAGTTCATGATTGGCTTGCATGGCCGTTGCTTCGCCTCCGTTGCATCCTGATTATTTTTCTGCCTCTTTGACTCCGCGCCTCCTGCATGAGGCGATTTTCAGACCCCATCGAGCTGCTCCTTCTTCTCTGCGCGGCCATGCTCGCCGCCACGATTGCCCTGTTCGGGATCACAGGCTGCGCGGCAAAGCCCCAGCCATCTTACGCCGCCCCGAGCGTGGTAGCCGTCAAGACAGGCCTCGAGAAGCTTCGCCCCCATGTCACCCCGGCAGGAGTGCCAGCCATCGCCGCCCTCGAGCAGGCCGTGACCAGCTACGAGCAGGCCGTCACCGATCAATCTACCGCCCTCCATCAGGCTCAGAATGATGTGGCTTACTGGCAGGCCAAGCAGGCCAAGGCCCTAAAGGAACTCTGGATGTGGCGAGGACTCGCCGCCCTCATGCTCGGAAGCGTCGCAGCGTGGTTTGCGCTGCGCTCCGGCCTCAAGCTCGCCCTGTGACCATGCTCCTCTGCTTCCTATCAGGCGCACTCGGTGTTCTGGCCATGTTCATCCTGATCGCATTCTCCCCCGAGATCGGTGACTTCCTTTCACGATTTAAGCGGTGATCCGCATCAGTTCTCATACCTAACAGCCTTCAGCCTTCAGCCTTCAGTCTTCCCCCATGACCTTCCTTCGCGGCCTGCTCTCCGACGCCCCCGGTTCGCCCTCGATGACCCGATTCTCGCTGGCGGTCGTCCTCTCGCTCGTCGTCCTCGTGATCTTCCGCTGGCTCATTACCGGGCAGGACATCCCGCACGGCGTCGGAAGCCTCCTCGAGATCACGCTCGCCACCACAGCCGGGGCCAAGGTCGTGCAGAAATTCGCCGAGGGGAAGAACTCACCATGAAGCACATGAAGGGGCATGAAGGGTGACCGCCAATCTTTAACAACTTCATGATCTTCATGCTCTCCATGGTGAATCATCACTCTCTCCACCTCCTACCATGAAACGCTCCGACATCCTCGCCGCCGCTGAAGACGCAGGCCTCCCTGCACGATTCCGCAAATCCCTCGGCCTCGTCCTCCGCTGGGAATGCGTCTACCTCCCCGACGGCGAGACGATCCGCTGGGAGAACGACCCCGCAGATCCGGGTGGCGCGACCTTCGCCGGGCTAACTGTCCTCCACGACCGCATCGCCCCGCCTCCTGCCGAGCCGACCGCCCGTGCCATCGCCGCGCACTACTACGAAAGCGACTGGATGCCCTTCGCCGGGCTTCCTTCACCCGTGCAGGAGGTGGCCTTTGTCCAGGGAGTGAACCAAGGGACACGCACCGCGATCAGGATGCTCCAGAACGCGACAAACGATTACGGCTTCCAGCTCTCCGTGGACGGCATCCTCGGCGAGAAGAGCCGCCGCGCCGCCATGTCCGTGCCAGACTCCACGGGCCTCGCAATGGCCTTCCTGCAAAAATCCCGCCGTCGCTACGAGGCGATCATCGCTGGCAATCCCAAGCTCGAGCGATTCCGCCGGGGGTGGATGAACCGCCTCGAGGCGATCAAGAAAGAGTTGGTGGTCTGAACCACCGCTGCGCCGTCTGCTGACGGCTTGTTTGATTCGCTCGCGCCCGCTCGGCTCACCCACTCGCTGACGCTCGGGGCTGTTCGCTAAAGCTCTCAGTCTAACCGGGTCGGTCACCACCGACCACGTTTTGACACGGGCCTCAAGGTCATGGCGAACGTCGTCTCCCGTTGGACAAAGGTGCTTGCCATTGGATGCAGTCATGGAAAGCACATCTGCCCTGCTGCCAAAGCCGCCGTGCTGGAGGCAAAGGCCAAGTTTAAGCCTGACCGCCTACTGCACCTCGGGGATGCAATGGACACCTCCGCGTTTCGCAGTGGGGCGCGCGGCATCGACGCTGACTCTGCCGAGCCCGTCGCCCCGGACATCGACGGGGGCCTGATGTTTCTGCGGGAGCTAAAGGCAGACACCTACCTTTTTGGCAACCATGAGGCGCGGCTTACTTCCCTCTCCAATTCACCGAATGCCGTCATCGCGTATGCCGCTTCACGCGCTCTCTACCACATCGAAGAGGAGTGTCGGAAGATGGGAACCCGCGTCATCCCCTACGATGGCATCTATCAGAAGCTGATGATCGGGGATGTCCTCTTCACCCACGGCACCTTCTACAATGAGATGGCCGCGCGTGACATGGCCGAGGCTTACGGGGGGAAGGTGGTTTTTGCCCACACCCACCGCGCCATGCAGGCCCCAGGACGCACGATGAAACCATCGCACGGCTACTGCGTCGGCACACTGACTCGGAAACGCGAAATGACCTATGCCTCCTGCCGTCGGGCCACGATGGGATGGGGCATGGGCCTTGTCGCCGCAGAGATCCGTGAGGGAAAGAAGCCTGCTTCCCAAGTCTGGCTCTTCACCGGGCCAAGCGAGGGTGAAGACCACGGCTGGCGTCTGCCGTTTTAGGCTCTGCCCTTATTTTGAATATGAAAAAGACCCCAGCAAAGACCGCCAACGACTGGCTTGCCGCAATCATGAAAGAGACCACCGGGGCGACATGCGAGCCCGTCCCCGAGGGGTGGCTCTCCCTCGAGCAGATGTGCGAACTCTCGGGAGTCTGCCGCCAGACCATGCAGCACCGGGTGGAGAAGCTGGTGCGGGAGGGGCGGCTCGAGCGCAAAAGGTTCAGCATCCAGCTCACCTCCCGTGTCTCGGCAGTCTGGCACTATCACCCAGCAAAATGAGCGACACACCACGCACAGATGCAAAGTCCGTTGACCATATTGGCTTTTACTCATGCGCCACAGTTACATCCGACTTTGCGCGGCAACTGGAACGCGAGCTTGCCGTATCACTAGAGAACCAATGCAAGGCACAAGCCGAGGTCGCAAGGCTCAACAACATCTTGGAGAATACCAGAATGTCTAAGGACACCATGATTGAAGACAGGAACCTCCTAGACCAAGAACTCGCCGCATCAAAGGCCGAGGTCGAGAGGCTTCGTGCGTTTATCAAAAGCAAACTGCCCCCGCCTCCTTACGGAGAACTGGAACCTGAATGGAAATACGCTGAAAAGCTACTAGCCGAAACCGCCCCCGAATGGCGAGAGCTTGGCCCTGACGAGGAAATCCACACAGGGGATCAAGTCCAAGCAAAGCACCACGACAGGATTCACGGAGTATGGCTTGATGTTTTCCCATACGAGGTGGGTGCAATGCCTATAGACCATGAGGCGTTCAGATACCGCACCCGCCGCCCGTTGCCTGTGCAGGAGATGCCGCTGGAGGATGAGCTAAAAAGAATCGAATGGTACCAGAATTACTCTGAAGTCACGATTTACCATGCCCTAGCAGATGCCCTCCGCTACCTCCGCGACGAGATCGAAGCACTCAAAAAAAACCAGAAATGACAACCGACACACCACGCACCGATGCCGCTCGTGAGCGATACTACATTACACAATCTGCCGAATGATTGAGCAAGAACTCGCCGCATCAGAGGCCGAAGTCGAGAGGCTGAAGGCGCAACTATCCCTTTCATCCCCTTCATCCCTGTGAGCGTCGTGACCGAGAGCGAGCAACTCCCCGAGGGCAAGATCCGCTGGGTGCTCTCGCTCGATGTCTCCATCACGGGCATTGAATTGCCATTCAGACTCCGCTTCGCTACAGACGACCACGAGGACATGCTCGAGGCCCTCGCCGACTTTCACGCCATGCTCATGGACAAGATCCAGCAGCTTCCCGACTAACAGCCTTCAGTCTTCAGCCTTCAGCCTGCCCATCCATGAAACTGCCCCGCCGACTGAAGCTCACCTACCGCAGCCTCGGTCGCGAAGGGGCTCACGGTCTGGCGATCTCTCCCGACGTGGTGGTGGTGGATCCCAAGCATCCCTCTGCGAAAGAAGCCCTGGACACTAAAATCCATGAGGCCCTGCATCTCTTGATTCCCGAGGCCAGTGAGATGATGGTGAGGGCCTACGCCTCCCGCCTGACAGACTTCCTCTGGAAGGACGGCTACCGTCGCGTCGAGTTCTAGGCTTCCGGCTCGTGGCCGTAGGCCCTGAGAAGCTGGCGGGTGAGGGCATTCTGCCTCTGAAGTTCCTCGGTGGCTGAGGCAATGGCCTTCAATTCCTCAGTGCGCTGCCGGTCGATCCGCTGCTTCACCCCGCCAATCTGCCACATGACGATCAGGGGGAAGAGGGCATAGAGCAAACCCACCACCACTCCGGCAAGGATCCCAAAGACCCCGAAAGCCGCAAAGGCCCCACCGGCATCGGCTAGAAAGAATACGCTATTCATAAGAGTGCATTTGTTCTACAAAGGTAGCCCGTCGGGAAAGGATAAAATCACTGGGTTCGTGATTTTTTCGGTTCCTCAGCCGCCCGGAGTGCGGTGATTTCCTGAAGGCGATAAGGGCTCGACGGGATAGTGGGATCGGATGGAACCACTGTCCCTCCATTGGGATCGTCTCCGAAGTAGGTCTTGTGAATGGCTTCACGGATCAAAGCGGTGACCTTTGTCCCTGGGGCGCGTTGTTCAGCCAACTTGGCAAGGTGATCCCAGACCGCCATAGGCATCCTGATCTGGACTGCTTTATTCATCTTCATAGGTGCAATGTATACCAATACGACCCGCGCAAAACTTTTTTTTCGGTAAGCAAAAGAATTAGATTGCAAGCATTACTACCTTTTGTATACCAATACATCCAATGAACGAAATGACACTCACTAAGCAGGTGAACGTGCGGGTCGCGGAGCCAGTCTTCATGCACCTCCGCAAGCTGGCTGCCTCCGAAGACCTGAAAGTCGCCGACCTGATCCGCAAGGCGATCCGAAAAACCTACGGCACCCCCAAGAAAGTTTCCTGAGCCCCATGGCAACCATCTCCACAATCGACATCGACCGGCTGGAGTTCCCCAAGGCCCTCGCTCCGCTCGTCGGGATGAGCCCGACGGAACTCTCCTCCCTCAAGCGGCGCGGGTGCCCTTTTTTCGGGAAGAAGACGACCCTGCGCTGGGTGCGCGCTTTTTTGGCGGCGGAGGCGGGGGCAGCGGCACCCGCTTCATCGCGCGCCGTGCGTCCTCGACGTTCAGCTTCGAGTAGAGACGGTGGACCATCCTCGTCGAGTGATTCACCAGTCGCATCGCTTCGTTCTCGGAGAGCCCGGCTCGATGGAGTCGTGAAATAAAGGAGACCCTCAGACAATGACTCGTCAATCCATTAGCAGCACGGCCCAGCACCCGGTTGAAGTCTCGGTTCATCGTCCGCGCGATCTCGGGCAGGGTGTGGCCGTCGTGGGGGGTGATGCCCTTCAGGAAGCTGGCAAGCTGGTCATTGATCGGTGCGCTGAACCACTTCCTAGCGTCTCCCTCCTGCCGCTTGGCATCGCGGATCTGGATGGTCTTGCTCTTCAGGTCGATCCTACCCATGGGAATGCGGGTCTCGGAGAAGCGGCATCCGAGGTGAAGCTGAAGCTCGAAGGCGGTAGCCATCCATCCGGGCTGGTCGCGCAGGGCCTGCCTCACCGCAGTGATCTCGGTGAGGGTGATCTCTCGCTTTTCCTTGGGCGGGGTGGTGGGGACTCGTGCCAGGGCGAGGCCGTTCGACTCGGCAAGCCCTCTACGGATCGCCTCGCTCATGAGGAAGCTGAGGAATTTCAACTCGGCACGGGCGGTGTTGTGGCTGGCATGCTCACCTCCGGCCCCCTTCCTCCAGTCGAGATAGGCTTGGGCGTGCTTGTAGGTGACCTCGCTCGGCATGCGGATCCCCTGCTCGTGCAGGAAGACATGCACCGTGCTCCAGAAGTATCGGGATCGCAGGAGAGTGCGCGGGTTCTTGTAGTGGGCGGTGATGTAGTCGGGAACCCACTCGACGAAATCCCCTCCCCTGTTCGGTCTGACGATGGCCTCCTGAGAGGTTCGCCGCGCCGCCTCCTTCACGGCCTTGGCCGACTCCTTCGGGCAATCGACGCGCAGCTTGAGGTTCTCCTCACGCCAGCGTTGCCTTTCCAAGTCACGGAATCGCAGAAACCAGAACGGAGACCGGGCATGTTTCACGAGGTAGGCCATGCCATAACCAGTTCCACATAGTTCCACATGAAGGAAGGAATATTTCCATTTCAGTCCAACCCTAACAGAGTAGAAACCATGAAAAAACCACCCAAATCCAAATTACCGTTACACCACAGGGCAGTGATTTACTCTGTAAATCGCGGCCAGTTCCACACGAGTTCCACAATTCGTAGTGTTCAGTCCGTCGATTTCAGGGGGCAGTGTGCAGGAATCACACTTCTCTTGCAAGCTGAAGGAGGTGCCCTGTGATCGCCCTGCTTTTCGCGGCGGGGACGGTCGTCCTGTTTATTGGCCGTCGGGAGTTGGCTGAGGTTCTTGCCGGGCTGATTGCCCGTTTCACGGGAGGTTCACGATGAGCGATCCCACTCTCGAGGCGGCTCTCGCCTATGCTCGGCAGTTCCAGCAGCCGGTCGGGTTCTGGGCTCGGATCTGGGCTTGGTATAAGCGCATCACTGGGTATGAGGCGGCGGTGAAGGCAACCCTCTGGCGCGAATACATGCGCGTGGAAAAGAACCTAAAGGGGGGCAAATGAACCAGCTTCACTTCGACTTCTACGCGACCCGTGAGGAGTTCGTCTCGGCCTTTGTGGAGCAGTTGCTCCATCTGGCTCCGAAGTTCCGCATCAAGGGGAGGGCAAAATGAAAGACTGCACTCCCTTCTACCAAGTGCTGCTGGCGGTCACGGCCTCGGCCCTGCTCTGGAATCTCTGGAAGTCGGGAGGTGGACGATGAATGCCACCAATCTCGGCATCTGCACGATGCCAGGGTGCCTGACGCAGGCTCAGTGGGTTCACGGGACTCCCCTCGAGGAGGACGGTGGCGATCAGGTCTTCCCATGGGAACTCTGCGACTGCTGCCACGAGTCGGTGGTGGCGGCGGATCGGGTGCTGGCCATTGCCGGGATCGACTTCCCTGATGAGGTGCAGTGGTGCATCGAGGCGGCCCGCGCTCGTCGTCAGCGGATGCTCAAAGTGGAGGCTCAGAAAAAGGCATGATCTCCTCATCTCCCCAGGAGGCGTTTCGCGCCTACAGCAATGACACGGCTGAGTCGGCCTACACGCCAGACTATGCCGCCGAGATCGACAAAGAAGAGGATATTCTCGCCGATTTGCTTGGCATTACACCGAAGCAAGCTCTTCGCGTTCTCGAATGGCATTCAGAAGAAAAGAAAAAACTGGCTGGAGAGCACAGGGAGTCATTTGGGCGTGTGATCGGGTTCTTGCTTCGATGCGACAATCTGAGGGTGATGCTCCCGGCTCTAGCTTGCTCATGGGGGCTGGATCAGGTCGGTGAAAAGAAGTCTCAAGCCCAGATAGCAAGGGAGTTAGGGGTTACCAGATCCCTTTTTAGTCATTACGTCATCGCATTCACGGACTTGTGCAACGGGGTCGTCACAAAGTTCAGGAAAGCACCAAAAACCAGAAAGATTTTCAAGGAACTAGCTACTGACCCATTCACCTCAGCAAAAAAACAAGCCATCAACAGATTGAAAAACACATGCAACTAACAGAAACAAAAAACGCATTCATTCTCGGGATCATCAGTGAGATTGATTCAAGAGACATCAAGATCGAAAGAGCTTGGGAGATACTAGAAAGCGCAAATGCCGCAAGGCATCTTGGAACCAAGCTGTTCAATTATGTCAAAGATAGGTGCATCGAAATTGCACAGAATCAACTTGAGTTAGATTTTGAACAGGCGATTCAGGTGGTCGCCGACAAGGTTGTTCAGTTCGAGTTTAACCTCGGGGTGAAATGGCCTGAGGAAAAACCGAACCTTAACATCGGGTTGGGCAAAGGAAGTGCAATCATTTCAATCGAAGGGATTCGGCAGGAGTTTGATATGTGGAGGCGCAAGGCCGAGGTTGAAAAGTGGGGCACAGTTGAGCGTAAGAAAGCCTGTGAACTTCTGAGGCCAATGGTGGAGTTCTACGACTATCTGCTCCATCAGGAGGCCAAGTGATGGACTCAGGCGTTCTCGATCTCTGCGATGAGATCCAAGCTCTGAAGGCCGAGTGCCGTCGCATCCGGGCGGCTGCCTCTCATGTGGTGGACAAGTCTTCCTTCTCCAATCAGGAGGAGCTTGCCGAACTCGGGAAGGCCGTGCGGAAGCTACAGATCGAACTGGACCGATTCGCCCCGTCGATGGCGATGGATGCTCCGAAGAAGAGGAGGAAGCCATGAGGCAGGTCGAGGTGGATGACGCGCTGATCGAGCTCGCCGAGGCGATCATCCTGCAAGCTGTGGAGGACTATGTGAATCTCTCGGAGAAGAAGGTGATCCGAGGCCGCGAGGTCGATGTCTCGGCATGGGCTCGGCGCGGTGGCACTCGGGGCTACTGCAAGCCCATCGGATATGAGTCGGCCTCGTCTGTCCTCGAGCTGATCGGGTGGCTGGCCGGTCACGGGCTGGAATACCTCTGCAAGCTGACGAATCACCACGCCTGCCGGATCCGGCAGCGGATCGGGCTGATCCCCAGCACGGTCGCGCCGCTGACGATGGCTGAGATCCAGAAGTTCCACAACAGCTTAGCACTCTTCCGCCGGTGGGAACGGGCAAGGACGGAGGTCTGTGCTGAAGGAGGTGTCCTGTGAAAAAAGGAAAGAAGCTCCCGTTTAAAGCAACTGAGAAAACTGAGCTCCGCATGGTGTCCATTCCTTGGTCTTCAGACAGGTGGTGCCGTCATAAAACAAGTATTCGTTGGCATGCGACTAGGTATGATCGCGGCCCATTTGTATTTGAAGGGATCAGGCTTGTTTGTGACAAATGTGGGACCCAATGGGAGGGCATTCCTGAGGAAGTGGAGAGCTATTACGATGTTTGGGGAGAAGAAATTAAATTACCCAAAGGAGGTGCGCTTTGAAAGTGGGAGATCTGGTGACGCTGAAGTCCTCCGGTCGGGTGATGAAGGTGGTCCAGACCCACGCGAAGACCCGTGAGGTCTGCGTGATCCCTGCCGACTCCACCGCCGGTGTGGGGATCTGGGTGAAGCTGGATGCCCTCGAGGTGCCCGGCCTGCGGTCAACGAACTCAACTCTCTCACTATGAATAATCAGGAAATCAGGAAATCAGGAAGTGAGGAAGAAGTTGACGAGGGATTCTGCCCTCAATGCGGTGCGCCCCCATTCTCTCCATGCACTGGTGCCAGGGGGCAAAATAGGAAGGCTCTTCATATCGAAAGGGCACGCGCCCAACGCCGTGCTGAGAGCCTTGGGAAAAGCATTAAGAACTCAACTTTGAATATCTGAAATATGAATAATCAGATGATTTACGGATCTGTCTGCTCCGGCATCGAAGCCGCCACCGCCGGGTGGCATCACCTCGGGTGGAAGCCATCCTTCTTCTCCGAGATCGAACCCTTTCCCCGCGCAGTTCTCACCCACCACTACCCAACCACACCACTTCATGGAGACTTCACAACTATCACTGCTGGACAATACCAGCCAATCGACCTTCTGGTCGGAGGAACCCCATGCCAGGCATTCAGCGTCGCCGGACTCCGAAAGGGACTGGATGACCCTCGTGGCAACCTCACGCTCGCATTCCTTGGCCTTATTGACCGCCTGCGGCCCCGTTGGGTGGTCTGGGAGAATGTCCCCGGCGTCCTGTCGATTGACGGAGGAAGGACTTTTGGAACCTTCCTCGGAGGGTTGGGGGAAGTGGGGTATGGGTTCGCCTACCGCGTACTTGACGCTCAATGGTTCGGAGTGGCCCAAAGACGCCGTCGTGTGTTCGTTGTCGGATACCTTGGAGACTGGAGACCTCCAGCAGCGGTACTATTTGAGCGCGACAGCCTGCACGGGAATCCTGCGCCGAGCCGAAAAGCGAGGAAAGGAACTTCCCCCCATGTTACAGATGGCTCTATCCCAGGTAGCTTGTGCGCCAGAACAGGATTAAGTCGTTCGGTTCAAGATTGCGACCAAGGCCACATCATTCCATCTATAGCTGGGGCTTTGGATACAGAGTGTGGCGGCGGTAAGTTAACTCATCAATCCATTAGCAACGGACATGTGATCGGAACGATCACTGCGAGAATGTTCAACGCATTAGGACCTCGAGATGTCGAGGAGGGGGCTTTGGTTCCATGTTTCTCCAACGACCCATCGGCCACCATCTGCGCGAACGAAGCCAAGACCTACACCAATGAGGGAAGCGTCTTCCAGCTTCGTAATGTCATCGCGGAGCCCATCGCCATCCGGACAGCCAACACCTCATCCAACGGCCACGGATTCTCCGATGAGACCGCCTACACCTTGGACAGAACCCAAGGTCAGGCCATTGCTGTCGATCTGTATAATCAAAGCGTGTCTGACACTAATCAGACGCTTTCATCCTCGGCCACCGATGCGTCCCATCAGGGAGCAGTGATCGTGCCGAAGGTTAGCATGGCCGTCCGCCGACTCACCCCGGTCGAGTGCGAACGGCTCCAAGGATTCCCCGACAACTTCACTCGCATCCCCTGGCGGAACAAGCCTGCCAACGAGTGTCCCGATGGCCCTCGTTACAAGGCCCTAGGCAACTCCATGGCAGTGCCTGTCATGCGCTGGATCGGCGAACGCATCCAGCAGTTTGAGGATTTATCAAAATGAGCGTCTCTATTCTCGAACGGGCTTCCCGTTATATCGCGCGGATGGATGCGGCGGTCTCTGGCGGCGGTGGCCATGATGCGACCTTCGCGGTGGCCTGCGCTCTCGTGCATGGGTTCGCCCTGGGCGAGTCGGAGGCGATGTCGCTCATGCAGGAATACAATTCGCGATGCGCCCCTCCATGGTCTGAACGCGATCTGGCCTATAAGCTGCGATCCGCCGCGAACTCTCACTCCTCTAAGGGGAGCGGATATCTGCTGCAAGGGAAGGCTGAAGGCAGAAGTCTGAAGGCTGAAGACTACAAGCCGCTTCCTAAGCCGGAGCCGGTGGAGTTCGACCCTGCGGCCCTCGCGGCTCTCGCTGGGGAGTTCCGCCCCCGATTGGATTGGTTCGCGGCCCGATCCTATGCCGATCCCTCCCTGCTGGACTCGGCAGGATTCCTCTCTCTCCTCTATGCGGGCGAGAAGGTCTTAATCTTCTCAGATGATAAGTCGCAGGGGCAAGCTCTCTGGCCTGCCGAGCCGATCCCGGCCTGCGGCTCCCGGGGGATGTGGTATCTGGCCAATCCGGTCTCTGGCCTCGAATACCCGAACCCTCGCACGGGGAAGACATCACGCCGCTCGGAGGAGTCGGTGACGCGCTGGAAGTTCGCCCTGCTGGAATCCGATGAGGCTGATCCTCGCATCTGGCTGGGGGCTCTGGCCAAGACGACACTCCCTGTCAGTGCGATCTATTCCTCTGGGGGTCGGTCTGTCCATGCGCTGATCCGTGTGCCGGGCAGTGGCACGGGGATGTCGGCTCTCTCCGGCCCGACCTCGAAGGCGGAGTGGGACGCCTGGGCTCGCGCTCAGAAGGCTACTCTCGCCCGGATCGGGGCTGATCCGAAGGCTCTCACTGCGGTGAGGCTGACTCGTCTGCCCCAGCAATACCGCCCTGAGAAGGGTGCGCTCCAGAAGCTGCTCTATGTGAATCCGTGGCCTCCCTTCGGTGAGAGGATCATCGACCGGCCACCCGTCCGCGATGCGCTCCGCGATGCGGTGGAGGCGGCTCGCGCTGCGGCGTGGGGTGAGGATGCCGATCTGATGCTGGCCTGCGCGGAGAGGCTGGAGTTTTACGCTCCCTGCAATCCGAAATTCTCCCCGATGGCGGAGGAGCTACGACGGGATGCGGGGGCTCTGGCCGATCTCCACCACCGATAGGGGTAGGAGCAGGGCTGAAGACTGAAGGCTGAAGGCTGAAGAAACCAATCATTTGACTGACTCGACGAATCACACGCACATGACTGAAAATAATCCAACGAACAATACCCCCCCCGGTGGCTCTCCGGCAGGGGCTGAAAAAAATCAAGGGGGGGGCGATGCCTCTCAAAACGAGCTTCCGCATATCGAGCTGCCACGGGTGGGGAGGATCCTCTCGGACTTCGCCAATGACATCGGCGAGGTGATGAGCAGGAATGGGGTCTTCCTCCAAGACGGGCTGCCCGTGGTGCTGGAGCCGAAGACCGACCGGATGCAGCCCCTGACCCCGGCCTGCTTCCGCACCTATGCTGAGAAGAATCTCCGCACGGTGAAGCTGGTGAAGATGCCATGGAAGAAGGAGGACGGATCGGACGCCTATGAGGCGCGCCCCGATTCCATGAACAAGATGCAGGCCGAGGCTTGCCTGACCTCGCACCAGTTTCTCACGCTCCAGAGGCCTCTGCGCCGGATCTCGCGCATCCCTGTCCCGATCCTGCGAGGTGGTGAACTCACTCTGCAGACGGCGGGCTATGACGCGGAGACCAAGATCCTCGTCAAGGAGGCGTAGGGGGAAGGCAAATGAAAAATTAAAAATGAAAAATTATGAATGAAGAAATAAATGCAACCAACGACACCAACAACGAGGTCGCAAGGCTCCGATGGGAGATCAAAATAAGCGAAGAGGACGGGATTCCCTACCTCTGGGATAACCGCAAGTATGACAACTATGACTTGGGATCGCTTTGCCGAATCCTAAACGAATATGAGGAAACAAACAACGAGGTCGCAAGGCTCAGGGAGCTTCTGAACCGAGCGATTGATAACTGCGAGTGTGAGCCGAAATGCTCGTCCCACTTTGCTTCCTACTGCGATTGCGGTCGATATGCTCGCAACGAGGTGATCCGTGAAGAACTAGCCCGACTCGCCCCCTCGCCAGAGGAGGCCCCTCCCAAAATCCAAGTCATCCGCGAAAAGATGTCTCCCGAAAAAGCAGAAGAGGTCAGAAAGATCCGCCATGCTTACCTAAAATCAGTTGAGCGTGACGATTTCTTGACACAAGAAAACGCGCACCTTCGCGCTGTTATAAAGACACTTCTATGGTTCACGGAGCCTCATCCGTTAGATTTAGACGATATTAATTTATGGGATAAAATTGAGTCAATTTATGGACCAGCAGAAGGGATTCTTGAATTAGCAGATTTTACAGAAAAGGAGGCCAAATGACCTATGACCTGATGCCCAAGGAGGCTGCCGTCGATTACCTGACGGATCTCCTCCACGAGTTCCCATTCGCCGATGACGGGGGGCGATCTCTATCCTGCCAGATCGCGGCGATGATGACGCGCTTCGCGGTCTCGCTCCTGCCTGAGCAGGCTCAGGTGCCGCTCGTCATCTGGAATGCCAACGGCCCAGCCGCCGGGAAGTCGCTCCTCGCCATGGTGGTGGAGGTGCCGGTGAGGGGCTTCGCCGCGATGCGCGCTCTGCCGGAGGAACGAGAGGAGCTTCAGAAGGTGCTCGACTCGGAGGTGCTGGCTGGGTCGGACTCGGTGATCTTCGACAATGTGAAGGACAAGATCGATTCGGCCTATCTGGAGCAGTTCGCGACTTCATCGGTGGTCTCGGTGCGTCGACTCGGCTCGTCGGCGAAGTATGAGGTGGCCAAGCAGACGATGCTGATGTTCACGAGCAATCAGGCCGAGGTCTCCTCTGACATCGCGCGTCGGTCGATCTTCATCGATCTCTTCCAGAAGGAGGCCGACCCTCAGGCGCGTAAGATCGAGCGTCCGATGGGTGCCGAGTATCTGGCGAGGCCGGAGGTAAGATTCGCCATTCTCTCGGCTCTCTGGTCGCTCATCGTGGCATGGGACAAGGCTGGGCGTCCTGCCTGCTCGTCGCGGCTCGTTGGCTTCGAGGACTGGTCACGGGTGATCGGGGGGATCGTGGAGAATGCGGGATTCGGCGATCCGCTGCGCAAGCCTGAGAGCGAGGACTTCGGCGATCCCGACGCCGCCGACATGCGCGATCTGGTGCAGGCGATGGCCGAGGGTATCTTCCAAGATGGCCTTGAGCTCCGCTGCCGTGAGGGCGTGACTTTCGATGAGGTGATCTGGATCTGCCGGAACCGTGGCCTCTTCGAGGAGCAGATCAAGGGGAAGGTGGACAGGGAGACCAAGGAGTTCGAGATCTACACTTCAGCCAGGACAAAGATGTCGCGACTGTTTGCTCGCTACAATGGGCGGGTCTTCCGGTTCGGTGAGGAGCTGGGGACGGTGAAGCTCGAGCGTGTGGGAGGGAAGAATGACAGGAAGTGGCGTGTGAGCTAAAAGGAATATCCCCCCCCAGTGGGTCTCTCTGTCAGAGTATGAAAAAAATCATGGCGGGGGGGGTCTTCTTAGCAATCGGGTGAGCTAACGGAACTGGCGGAACAATTAACCCTGTGCAAGGTTGCGGCCATGCACAGGATGCAATTAGGGAGATGGATCAGGCCGATCCGCCTACATCTCCCCGTCACTCCCTGACCCTTGGATTGCCGAAGAAACGAGGACGATGAACGTCCTGAAGGAGCCATGGATCTTGCTAAAAGGGAGCGGGGTTTTGTTTTGTGCTGCAATTCGGGACGATCAACGTCCTACTCTGGACGATGCTTCCGCACCATCTTCTTGGGGTTGAAACCGCTTACCAACAATCTTTTATATAATCTCTTAAGGAGATAAGGATGATATTCTGATATCCCAGTCAGTTATTCTGTCGGTCGATTGAGTAGAAACTGGTGGAAAACGGCGTCGAACGTCGGATCGTCCCTGCCCCGCCTACCCATCCCCCCCTAGTAAGGAATCTCTTCACGCTTCACAATCTAAGCGGTTGAGCGCACTGGCGTTGTTTTTGCGTGAATTAGCTTGGGACGTTAGGGAAGCCGATTAGTTCCCGACCTTCCCCGACCATTCCGTTCCGTTCCTTTGACACGGAACGGAAGCCATGAGGAATTCCCGTCACGAGTCCGCGCTCATCGAAGAGTGCGCCTCCGCTCACTCCGTCTCCGTCCGGGCAGTCAGGAACTGGCGGGTCAAGGATGACCCCAGGTGGCGGGAGTTCATTCGGTCACGCGCCCAGGACTCGACCTTCGCATTCGCCCGGCCCGAGGCCGCAGCCAAGCCGATGACCCCTGAGCAGACAGAGTTGGCAGCCGCCGTGCGCCATGCCCGGCTCTCTATCCTCTGTGACAAGACGGAAGAGGCTGGGAACTTCAACTCCCTCGGTGCCCTTCTGAAGGCGGCCTCGGAAGCTCACAAGCTCTGGCTTCAAGTTGCTGAAAACAACCTGAAGCTGGGCACCTCTGCCGGGCGGCTGGTCGAGGTCTCGAAGGTATCGGAGTTCATCCTGGGGAATATGGCCATGGCGAAGGGCCTGATGGAGAACCTTCCAGACGTGCTGGCCGCTCGGATCGAGTCTCAGTCCGATGTCGCCGGGATCGTCCGCGACGAGGTGGTCGCCATCCTCCGCGAGCTCGCCGCCGCCTCCGCTTCCGCGCCTTGGAATGCCAAGGCCACAGCCTCCGATGTCACCGGCCCTTCAGAAGCTTGAGGCCGATCTGGCTTCCATGTGGGAGCCTCGGGAGCGACCGGATCCCCTGACATGGGCAGAGAGGGAGATCGTCCTCGATCCGCGCTTCTCTCCGCGCCCCGGGCGGTTCTCCTGTGACTTCACACCCTATCTGAAACAGCTTCACCTCTGGTTCGGCGACAGGAAGATCCGGCAGATCACCTTCGTGAAGAGTGCCCAGATTGGCGGCACCACCCTGCTGGCGAACCTCATCCAGTACGCCGTCGCACAGGATCCCGGCCCGATCCTCTACGTCACCTCGACCGCTGAGAATGCGAAGTCATGGAGCGAGCGTGAACTCATCCCCCGGCTGCGCTCCTGCGCGGCCATCAAGCCGGTCATGCCTGACGACCCCGATCTCTTCAAAAAGACCGAGATGCAGTTCAAGTCCTGCACCCTAAAGCTGGTCGGCTCGAACAGCGAGGCGAACCTCGCCTCCCGTCCCACCCGCTACCTTTTCTGTGACGAGGTGGACAAGTGGCCCGACGCCTCCGCGACCGAGGCTCCCTCCCTCGAGCTTGCCATGGCTAGGACGAACTTCTACCGGACCATCTGCAAGCGGGTGCTTGCATCGACACCCACCGTCGAGACCGGCGCGATCTGGTCTCAGTTCATGGCTGGGAGCCAGCACCGCTACCATGTCGCCTGCCCGGACTGCGGAGCCGAGCAGCACCTCGAGTTCGAGCAGGTCAAGTGGTCGGATGAGCTTCGTGGTCCAGAAGGGGCGTGGGATCTGGACGGCGTGGCCGATACCGCCTGCTACCAGTGCCGCGAGTGCGGCGAACTCTGGCCACAGGAGATGCAGAGAAAGCTAGTCGCCGAGGGCCGGTGGATCGTGGGGAATCCCCTCGCACCCCGCGACCATATCTCCTGCCACATCTCCGCCCTCTACTCCCCCCAGATGACTTGGGGGGAACTTGCCAAGCTCTTCCTTCAGAAGTCCTCCACCCCCGGCGGTCTCCATGATTTTCGTAATACCTACGAAGGGCTCCCCTTCGAGAACCGCACTGCCTCCGTGAAGGAGGATGCCATCCTCGAGCTGCGCGGCGGCTACCGGCTGCGCGAGATCCCCGATGAGGTCACCTCTGGAGGCTCACCGGCGATCCTCACACTCTGCGCCGATCCGGGCGAGAAGCAGACTCATTGGTCGGTCGAGGCTCGGAATGACCAGGGCGAGTCATGGGTGATCGACTACGGCACCGTGCTATCCGTCGAGGATCTCATCTCGCCTGAGTTCCTTGCCGCTCGCCGCTACCAGTTGCCAGGGAGCGACGAGATCGTCGCGCCGGTGGCCGGGCTGATCGACTCCGGCTTCCTGACGGAGAGGGTCTATTCCGTATGCGCGAAGAGCGTCGGCCTCTACTACCCGAGTAAGGGATCGGAGAGCACCTTCGGGAACTACGCCGTCACCACCATCAAGGGGCTGAATATCCTGCTCTACACCTACGGCGACACGATCTGGAAGACCCACCTCTATCTGGAGAGGATCAAGAAGCGGCTGCCGCCACAGCTTCATCTCCCGAGCGATGTCGGTCGTGACTTCATCGAGGGGCACACCGGCCAGCAGTTACTAGAGAACAAGAACTCCCGAGTCTCCCCCTTCTACTGGAAGAAGGTCGCGAATGACCACTTCGGCGACTGCACCAAGCTCCACTGCGTGGCATGGGCCGTCATGAGGAACAACTTCGGCCGCGCCACCCCATCCGCGCCCGCCTCCGTGGATAGCCAGTGACCCTTTGACGGCAGTCGTCTCCCGACGACCAGTGCCGCCCTGCCGGGCTAAATCAGTCGAAAATCTCCTGATTTACTCTTACGCGCCCGTTCCCACGGGCTTGTTTGACACGGGGCGGCCTACATGGCCGACTCCTATAAAATAGACCAGCTTCAAGACCTCTCCGGGGTCAAGCGGTATCTGAGGCGGAAG